TTCTGTACGTGACACCTCAGACACAAACTGTGCAGATGCAGACATTTAATCCTTCCTTCCAAACGTAAGTTTACTATAGGCAACAATATCAAAAACAGCAGTGCATATATGGCACACAATAGCGCCTGGACGTCGCTCTGTTTGACATGCGGGACACCTTTCAGTTTTGGAGTCCTTAGTGATCTGTAGCCATTCATGCTCTCTTGGGTCGAGCTCAAGAATCTCAGCTGCCTTCCTTTGGAGGTCCCCCACAACTCCATGGTGGTGATACTTTCGCCAATCATTGTCCGCAGTTCGGCAGATGGACATCAGCCAATTTCTTTGGGGAATACGCTGTGCCTCCAATAGATCCTTAAGAGCCTTGGAGGCACTAAATTCTTTGAGCCCTACGACATCAGGTACCCAAATCAGGGCTGGATAGCAGTCGGCTGCACCATACCCCAACTGTGCAACTTTAAAGTCCATGACAATGGACTGTGCCATGGAGTTGGCCGACGTAGTACTTGTAAAGTATCGGTCATCTCCCATGTAATTACTATAGGTGGACGGCCCTATAACCAGAAAAGACGGAGACTTTGTAGCCTCTAGAAAGTGACCAGGCTCAATACTAAAGGAGCCAGGGGACAATCCCGGCTTGCTCTCTGTAATTGGAAAGGGGCAGGCGCTAATAATAGTCGCCATAGGTTCAAACACTGATAATCTCCTTTGTATAGCCGGACTGAGGAACTCTGTCCCCAATATCCAGCATGTCGGCAAACTGAGAAGATTCGCTACTTAGCTCCTCTTCTTCTAAGTCAGCAAGCTGTGACGGCGTCATCAGCTTAGGGTTAAAGATTCGGTGAATAATAAACTGTACTGCACGTAAGACCGGGTCAATTGCCTTTCCACCACTGGTCAAAAACGCCCACACAGGTTCATAAGACCCCGTTAGGTCTACAAGCTCAGATTCTTTGGAATCATGGCACTGCCAGCGCTCTAGTACATAGCAAGGACTTTGAAGGTAGTGATACTTACTAACCTCCCTTACTTCTGTAACCCTCCGTAGGAGAAGGCCAGATGGAGTATAATCTGAGAACTCCCCCTTACGTTTTTCTACTTGATCCGCACTGTGAACAAGTCTGAAGAACGGTTGGTTATTAGAGCCCTCCCTACACGTAGCCCTTAGCCACTTATTAATAACGTCAAATTGTGTTGCTTCCATAGGATTCACGTAATGAAAAATTAAAGGGGGAGCATAATCGTCAACAGATAACAGGACAGAAACCATGGACGATGGTGCATCCCCCTTTTACAGGTTAGTACCCTGCAGGAACAGCAAGGTTGTCAATATATGACGACCCTGCTGGGTTCGAACAGTACAGATTGAAGGAGCAGATGATGTAGAACACCCAAGCGGTGGCCACACCTCCACTTCCTCCTCGAATCTCCCAAACTCTTTGGGAGCTGTCCGGATTCTTGTAGAAGTCAGCAGGTTTCAACTCTGCTCTACCCCACAAAGACGTGTCAAGGAAATCAATTCTCGTGCGATCCCACGAAAATGACGTTTTAACTGGGGCACCAGCAAGCCGCATATTGTCCCCAAAATACAGGTTCAGACCGTTATCACTATCACTCTTGTCAATTCGAGTGACGTTAAATCCAATCTCCTCATATGCGTTCTTTTGTGCAGGATGCGTCCATGCCTGTAGCTTACTATTCTGATCAATACCCAGTCGATCACCAATCTTGTTAATGGCAAGACGGGGCAATGCAAGGGTCAAAGAGGAGCCGTTTCCGTTGACACGATTAGCCCTAATCTCAGGATTCAATGCCCGATCAAATCCAAGCCAAGTGCCTGTCGAGGCTGCATTATTGTGATACTTGACGCCCAACAATCCTACTGGTGGCGTGGTCTGAACGCCCGACGAAACAAGAACATCCCCCGCTACTGCACCAGCCACTGCCGGAGTAACTTGGATTGTGTTGTTTGTGAGGTCTAGCATTGTGACTGACGTCTCATTAGCCATACCACCCGCTGTGCGACAGACGAGCAGGGATGAGCTAAATACATTGAGGCGCTGCCCAAATCGCATTAGCCGGGCTCGGTACCCATCGGTAGACAGTGTATAGGTGTCTACTCCAGCCGCAGTTGTTACAGAGGTAATTGTGCCAACCACCGCCGTCCCGTCAGTCATGCACTGGGAGTCAACGTTTCGTCGAAACTCCGCCATGCCCCGCGACATATTTGTCTTGAATGCGTCCAGCACAGCCTTTCGACTGTTATCCGTCGTCCAAATAGACTTGGTTGTGATCTCAATTGCGTGACGCATCGTCACGGTATTGATCACTGCCTTATCAAAGGTGATAGCGTCACCTCGTCCAAGGTCACCACCATCCAAATTAACATATCCAAAACTTCCGCCTGGACGAATCTCAAGCGGAATACGCATATCACGACCAGAGATAACCTCCACAGGTCGTTTTTCGATCTGAGAGTAAAACGTATCATCCCTGTCAAACAGGGTAGTCACTTTATCTGCAACCTTTTCAAGCTGCAGGCTCAAAACCTGTACTTCATTACCAGCCATATATTGCTCCCTTATTTATATGTGACCGAGTCACCTAGAATATCCGCATCTGTAGTCTTTCTCCAATCGATCCTTTTAGAATCAATTGGACCACTCGACTGCGATACAGGACGTCCTTGTTGACGTGGGACCACTTGTTGCGGTTGTTGCGGTTGTGGAAGAGCCTGGGGACCCCGAGACTCCGATAGCACTTTGTTTTTTGCAGAGATAATAACCTGCCTAGCGCGTGCCAGGTACGCGGTGATAATGCTGGCTTTATCCGCAGGAGACATACCTCTTTCTGCCGTGGCCCAAAGTGCGTCCATGTGCCTAAGATGTTGTTTATCAGCTTTCAACTGTGCTGCTACCTCAGCAGATATTGCTGACTTCGCTGCCCCTTTAACAAAAGGAGTAAGGTCCTTTTCCTTGTCAAGTGACCTTGTGATCAGGCTATCTAGCTCCTTAAACGCGGAAGTCTGCACATCTGCCCTATAAGTTTGAAGGCGCTCGGTCCCATATCGAGCCCTTTCCTCACGGACGGCCTTGTCTGCCGCCAGCTTCACCTCATCAAACCCACTACGCTGTCCTGTTGCAACCTCAGAGTTGCTAAACACAAACTCACTCAAAAACAAGGCTGCATTAGTGACGTTTTCATCCTTGGATGTCACACCACTATTATAGAAACTACGCACCAACGTCTGTAGCACCGGAGCAATAGCATCTAGATACGCGTCGGGATCAATGTCTTTAAGCGCAGGTAACAGGTTAGCCGACATTTGAGGGATGCCATTGGCTCCCTTCATTGCGGAAATAAACTCTCTAGAGTCACCGTTAATGAGAGACTCTCGTATTCCTTGAAAGGCAATACTGTCCTCACTCGCAGTCTGGGCTATAGCAGGTGTTGGAAATATCCTTGCAAACTGCTGCTCTCGAAAGATCACACCCCTAAGCTCGGGTACCTTCTTAAAGATACCGGGGTACTTTTCTTTTAGGTCCCTGACAGTCGGCCTGCCAGTCAGAACCTCATCCTCACTGGGTTCTGGCTCTGGTTCTGACTCTGGTTCTGGCTCTGGCTCATCTTCAGGATCTGGGTCGGACCCTGTCTTTTCTTCAGTGTCTTCTACAGTGTCCTCTACGGTGTCATCCCCAGACCCTTCCTTTGAGGAAGAGTCCCGTTTAACCGAGCGCTCCTTTTCTTCGGGCGCTGAGGGCTCATCAAGCGCTTGACTTAGCAAGCTCTCATCGTCAGCTAATCCATTATATTCCATTTCTTCGGCTCCTTATCACCAAACAATATCTGCTAACCCAACAATCATGTAGGACGAATAATCTCCCGGGTTGCATGCAGTTGAGCCGCTTCCACCAAGGCCACCCGTCATATTTGAGTGAAAAATAACTGCTAGACCGTCCATAGATATATTAGCGTGTCCCTGACAATCTCCAGAGTTGAAGTGACGACCCAACCGCCTCAATTGAGGGTACGGAACTGGGGTAACCCCAGCTGAGTCAAATGCAGCAACCGCTACAGTTGTGTTATGCAGGACCAACTCAGACGAAAATGTACTGCTGAGGGGCTGGAAACATGGATCAGTAGCACTCCTATAAAAGGTGGACAGTACCCAAGCCTGCCTATCAGCTCTAGGAGAGGCGGATACATGCCAACCTCCACCATACATAGTTCTCCGTGCCCAAAGGACGTCCCGATAGGGCACTCCAACAAGTGGGTCCCCTATGGCAGCCCCTGCGTTAGGGTAAACCCGATATCTTGACATCCACGCACTTTCTACACCACTACCGTCTAGCTTGGCACAGTTCCCATATGGGGGTGAAAAGGGACCAACGCTACCTAACCCCGTTAGCGTGACTGCGCCATGGGCAACAGTGCCTGACCCACTAATACTCTCAGAGTTCTCCCAATTACCAACTCTTGTGGTGAGGGTTGCCTTGCGGTATAACCTAGGTGAATCAACGTATCCCGTCACCAGAGAGTCCGCATTAATCTGGTACATGGTGAAGCCTGTACCTATTGGGTCCCAGGTTTCCCCGGGACCGTTTCCTTTTGCCGATGTTCCCGGGAACAGTGGAGTTGACGAGGTCGGCAATTGCCCATTAACATCTAGGTATCTACACCCAAAAAACTGAGTTGAAGGTTTCCAGTGACAACTTGCATATTCTGACTTGGTCCCCCCTCGGAGGGTCATTGTAAACCAATCAGAGTCATTACTAACCCCAGCCAGTCGCAAGTGTGTCGTTGTGTAGTCTGCCACCTTTGTACAAGAGGGCGGCGTGCCGCTTACACAGAAGGTCTTGTTACCCCAGTCAATAAAAGGGACTCCACCTTCGTCATTCCCCCCGAATGCCTTAAGAGTGGTGAATCCCCATGTTGCTGTTGACAAGGCACAGTTAGCAGAACATCTCATCTCATACAGATTCTGCGCTGACCCCGATCCAGTTCCACCACCAACACCATATGCTACGTAGTCCTCCGTTGTGGACCAGTACATAAGATTGTTGCCTAAGTCTGAAGGAAACCCAGCCGGCTGAAAGAATGCAGCGGTCGGTATGCTACAAGTGGGAGGGGTCAAGACAGGCTCTCCGATCCATTGGAATTGCCGTGCACCTCCTGCATTTAGTATCAGCCACCGTCTGGTGCGATTAAACGCTGACGGATAGACATAGTCTGGTCTTGCTCCCGCTACTGTGACACGCAAGAAGCAACGACCTTCCTGATTATAAACCCCTTGGCCAACTGCCAGCGCTGGAGCTGCGGGTAACGGTGAGTTATACTCAGCAGTACTAGCCCAAGAGGGCACCTCTACTATACCTACACGAAATGGCAGACGTGTAGGTTGCGCATAGGTCGCAAGACATACCAAGAGCAGGGAAACCTTGTACATTTAGTAGGACCTCATTACGTTACCTGCTGCCGGTGCGAGCACCGCATTACTTGTCGCAGTTGTAGACGCAGTGTCAGTCACCACAACAACCCAGCAAGCTAGGGTTGCAGTGTCCCGTGCAAAGAGGGCAAACGACGTTTGACTGGTTAAGGCTGCACCGCTGTCAGCGTAGGTTACCCCAGAGCAAGCGCCGCTAATGGGTGTTCCTGTACGCAACAAGTACGAATAGGGGGAGCCCCCATTTGTCGCGACCGTCACTTTTAAACCAATCCCAGAGCTCAGTGTCCCTGCCGCCAGTGGGTCCGAAGTTTTTTCGTCAAGTAGGTTGTCGTTTAGATGGTAGAGCGCACGCAGTCCTGTCTCTCCCCCTGAGCATGGGTTACAGGCAGACGGGCTACCCGTTGTCCAGATGGATATCTCATCATGCCTTGTGTTAGTGCGGGAGATACCGCTGATGGAAGGAGTAGCCAAGAAAACAGCTGCCGCTGTCCCGAGGTTGACTGTACTTACGGTTGTCGTAGTTGACGACGTGTTGGTGCCACCAACGTATAGGTTGTTTGCTGTCCCGTCAATAAATATGCTAAGGCTTGATCCTGTCCGACGCACGGAAATCTCATGCCACGAACCGTCTGAAACGTCTGTTGTGGAGGTATTAATATCAACTGCACTATTGACCTGACAGTATACAGCACCGCTGTAACCATATACCTGGCATCGAATCCCTGTCGCCTCAAATAAAGACGTATAACCTTCCCTCGGGGCGTTGTCCAAATCCCTAAACTTGATACCCACGGAAAAATCACCAGAGAAGTTGGTTGCACCTGAGGGAATAGTAAAGTGCGAGCTTCCCACGCCTGTCCCCTGTAGACCATTAGCATGTGCACCTGCAACGTACGTCAGTGTGCCCACCGCTGTGCCATTATAGGGCTGTGCGGCAAGTTTAAAAACCAAAGCGCTTAAAAGTACAAGTGTTGTTCGCATAAGTTATGCCGGGTCCGCGTTGAATCCTGGGGAAACCACCAACTTCGTAACTGTAGTGGGCGTGCCTGTTATACAGACTGCCAAGCGGGAGGCCGCCGCCACCACAGTAGTCCATCCCGTTAAAGTGGAGTTTACCACAGAAGATGCACTTGTCAACGACACATCCCCAATCGCTGTCCATGTAGTAGAGCCCGACCTGGGCGAGGTATAGAATCGCACTGTTACTGACCCAGAGACATCGGTTGGTGTAGTTGCCGTGGCAGATGTCGAGGCCATAGCCACGTAAGAAAACACACCCGCAGAAGGCAGGTCCCTCAGTACACAGGAACCTTCCGGCGTTAAAACGCTGCCCCCCTTTTCAAATGTCATCTCCCCCACGAAAGAGTAATACGCAAATCGAGGGGACAAGCCGTCTGCCTTAAGAACACCTACCTTATAGGCATCTCCAGCTCCAGCACCAGCCAGTGTTTTGGCGTCAATGGCCGCTTGCACACCTGCCATCATTCCGACTTGAGTAGCAGAGGAACCTGAGCCTGACGTGTTCAGAGCATACCCCCCTAGTGCCCCAGCATTGTTGTACTGGATTTCACCTGACGAGCCACCCGGTGAAGACGATCCAGCCGCCCCAGTTGCGCCAGCCGCCCCAGTTGCTCCAGTTGCGCCCGTTGCGCCGGTTGCTCCGGCTGCGCCAGTTGCTCCTTGCGGACCAGTTGGCCCAGTCGCCCCGCTGCCTGAACCACCCCCTATAACCTGTCCAAGCAAACCAATAAGAATAAGTGTTAGCATGGTATCTTTATCCTACTACTGTGCGTAAGTAAACTGGACTCCCTCAGTCGAAACGGTAGAGTCAACAAAAACCTTGCTCAAGTCATATCTATTGGAGTCTTTTGGCTCCCCTACAGGATTCAAAGCCATGGACTGACCAGCGGTGATTCTGATTCCCCTTCCAGAAGCACATATACTATCTGAACCACCTACACATATAATTCCGGTATTGGCAGCTGGAACCTGAATAACCAACCAGCGAACCAGTAGCTTTGTGGACGTCAACGCGACGGGAACTCCCGCAACCGGTACAGCCTTAGAGCCGCCTTGTGTCACAACCTGAGCCTCTAAGAGACCCAGACTCAGAAAGAGTAGAAACTTTCTCATTGCGTAGCCTCTCCTTGAGGATCCTTTTGCCCCGGTTGCCCAGGATCTTGCATAGCCATGTCTTGCATGGCAGACATCATCCCCATTTGCTTGTGCATCATCAGGTGACTCAAAATAGCACCAAACGCCTGAGGGTTGCTCTTCTTCATTTCTATCCCTTCAAGAGACACAAGGAAGTCCTTACAAACCTCTTGGTGCAACTCGTGATCATCAATGTCCATATCTGGCTCAACGGGCTCCCCTTTTTGGAGTGACTGAAGCTCAATAGCTTGCTTGGCTCTTTGGTCCTGACCCGGAATCTTGAACTCTGGAAAACCAAGAGTCACCCCTAAAAGGGCACGATTGGCAGTAGAGAAGATTGCCGCGTTTAACTGCTCACTGTTCATCTCTAGCAACTTGAACAAAAGGGTTTGTTTTTGACCAAGGGAGATTGGAAAGCCGTCTGCCCCCTCAGCCTCAACGTCCCCAACAGCACCACGTAGCTCTGCTCGACGTATCCAAACAGTGAGATAGTTACCTTCTTTTTGCTCCGTGAACTTTTCATCCGTCATCATCCCTGAGATAAACAACCTTGCTGACTTCTCAATCAACGCAGCCCAGTAGTAGTTAAAGTAGGTCCATGCGATTGAAAGACGCTGGAGTGCCATTTGCCGAGATTGTGCGTACTCACTTGCTGTGCGGGACTTAGCGTCTCCCCCGTAAATGGATGGAAAGGAACCAACTACAAACTGGCTCATCTTTTCCAAGTAATTCTGGTGCAGGGCAACCTCTTTACTCAGTGTCGCACGATCTGCCGTATAAAACGCCTGACCCACCGACTCTCCTGGGGTACGTCTTACGGGAGTTGTCGTTCCTGGTCGATTCCTTTGTTTCCTGAGCACCTCAAAATCTAACACCTCCTCATCTGCATACATAGCAGGGATGCCGTGCTCAATAGTTTCCTCTGTCAGATTTGCCAGGGTATTTGTCATCTTCTGGATAGGAATCAGGGGTTGACCTATTGCATCGGCATGAACAAACCGGCTTAGCCCTCCCTTACCAATAGTCCATGAGCTGTCTAGTGACTCAGAAGATACATCTAGCAGCAGGGTCCCCGCAATTGTAACCATGCAGCCGTCAGGATAAGTGGCCCTCAGCTTCTTTATCACCACTGCTTGTGTAAGTCCAAGTTCATTAAACTGACAGGAGCGTAGCCAGAACCTCTTCAGTGTGACAAGATTATGGTTTGCCCCAACAGCTCCCATTCCGGCAAAACTGGACGGTGTGCGAACAGAGCGCTCATAGTCATCCGAAGCAGACAAACTAACATTATCAGTATCTAGCAAGGCCGGATACATCTCAATAATTTGACCGGAAGAAACCTCACTATACAGTATCAGGTACCCACATTCGGATTGATCCGCAGCGTAGGCCGGAACCTTAACCTGTAGACCGCCAAAAACCTTTATCTCTGTTCGGCTCTTAATGTGTTCGGTTTCACCATCAAGAATGTGTGAAATTACCATTTCTGCTGCACATTTAGGGCAGGAAACTGGTGCAAACTCCATCCTGTCAGTATCTTCACTGTCTTTGGGGATAAGGACAGGATCTCCCTCTACCTCAGGGGACTTTGGCTGTGTCGCCAGCTGGGTTGGATCAAATGAGGACTGCTCCCCACAAGCAGAACAAGATCCCTCAGTCTTAAATTTAGGAATCTTAACGGTCCCATACTTTTCAGAGGAGGTATTTCGGTGATATGCAGCCACAAACCCGTCGTTCCACAAAAACAAGAGGGACTGTAGTTGAAGGAGTTTAGCTCGGTTGTGCCGGGAAACAAGGTCTGCAACCTTGGAGTACGCAACAGATGCGATCACATCCTCTTCATCTTCTGCGTTATCGGGGGGAAACCTAACAACTGGAACTTGAGCACTCAATGCAGCGATAATTGACTCACCGTGTGCCTTGTAGATATTGATTACATGATCAAATACACTTTCATCCATGCCCGATGTGGAGTCCCAGTTAAGGCCCACGGTATCGTCCATGGAGAGCCATTCTTGCCTGGACTCAGACCAGAAGATTTGCTGTACACCATGCCAAAACTTATCGTGCTCTTTCCAGACACGTAACTGCGCCTTGCGCACACCGTCGTCTTCCTTCTCTGCCATGCGGCAAAGGTCTAAAAGGGCGACTTTAACATCTTCTGAGACTGTAGATTCCATTTAGCTTAACTTTTCAGCACGTGAATTAAACTGGGGAAGGCTCCCGCCGAAAAGATCCTTCCCCATGACACCCCGCGACCTAAGAGGGCGAGTGCCAACCGTACTAGAGCCGTGTCGGAAGATAGTAGAAAACGTGTGCCTCCACACTTCCCGCCGTTAGTGCAGCTCCAGAGATTGTAACTGTTAGCTGCCCCGCTGCAGCAACCCTAAACGGAGTTGTTTGACAGGCGCAGATGCCAGTGGCATTGAGAGTCAGCGATGTAATTGCCGTTGCTGCCAGGATCGAGTTTGTAGTGCCTCCCAAGACTCCAATAGCTACAGAAGCGCCTGATCCGACAGGAGCAATGGGAATAAACCAATTCCCAAGGAAGACAACTGCACCCGCCGGCAAAACATCTGCTGTTGAAGCACTGACAGTACTTACAACACCCCCATCGACGCCAAACTCATAACGCAGGAAGGCCTCCTTGATACCCCTAGACAGCACCATTGCTGTCATTGGAGCATTGGATGTCCCAATGTCGCTGAACCCTGTAGCGGAGTCCCCCATTGAAAGAGCAATAGCCCCTGAGGATGGAGGAGTAGCAGAGGTTGTAAAGTAGACATTGTACGCAATTGCATTGGGACTCGGATTCCACTGGATGCCTACCCTGTTCTCAAGTGTAAGTGAGGAGGGGGTCGTGATCTGTACAGAAGCAAGTGGAGAAACACCTGCCACGTATACTGCCTGAACCCAATAATATCTAACCGTTGCACCACCTGCGACGCCAATGTATCGTGCAGTGACGCCTCCAGGGGCGAGGTGTGTATTTGGTTGTTGTGGCAACTCTATTCCTTTCGAGACAAGAGTAAATTCCTGTCATACAGTTTTAACGCGTCCCTTTGCTGTGCCCAACCCCCTCCAGTAGGAGGTGTTCGGGGTGCAGCAGGACCTTTACGCATAACCCCTATTTGAGCGGTATAAAGGCATATCTTTGCCTCTGCCACATCTAACAGGGACTGCAAAGTACTCAACTCAACACAGTGCAACTCTTTGATAATCGCAATCTCAGTGTCACGGCTGTCCTGCGCGAGTAAATCTCCGGATAGGCATCGAAACAGGCGCTTTATGCAGAGCCATGCGTCGCTGAAACGTAGTTTGATCTCCTGTTGCTTCCAACTGCCCATAAATGGCCCTTTCCTCTTGTCGATACTTCTCTTCTTTTACAGGGGACCTCATCTTATCAACCCTTAAAAGCAAGTATCTCAGCGTGTCATAAGGGTCATCCCCTGCAAACTCAGCAACATCCTCCGAGGGCTTACCATCAGTATCCGATGTGTCATAGATACACAGAGGAATGGTCTTTCTCAGTAATGAGAGGGACTTAAAAACCTGTAGCTTTGGAATCCCTTTCTCATCCTCTGGAACCTCAAATGCCAACCTGTAGTCCTCATAAGCTTTTGTCCCTTGGGTCCTTAAGATGCTCATTGCCTTATGAGCGTCAAAAGGAGCGGACGCTAATACAACAGACTTAGGACGTGGTTTCCACCTAAGATAATCCTGAACTGCCAGCTTACCGGCGATCCTGTTGTTTTCCGGCTTTTCAGGGGTGAGTCCGCTAAGCTTAGCAAACTGGTCAGCGAGATTGAGTTCTTCTCCCCTGTTTTGCCAACCGGACTTGCACATTACCACATGTCTAATCTCTTCTTGGGAGAGGAGCTTAATCTCTGTGGCCCACTCTACAATCTTCTTCTTAATGGCCGCATACTCTCGGTAAAGATATATTCGGCCATCCGGACTTAATGCCCCCCAGAGAGCATAGGTCATCGCTGAAAATCCCCAATCAACGGCAAGGACTTTAGGCCAGAAATCAGGGATCTTAAAGTCTTCTACCAAGTGGTTTGCGTTTTCAGGCTCGTCAAACCCTGGCTTTTCTCTCCAATCTTCAAAGACCTGACCCTCAAATGTATACCAGTCTCCCTCTGCCTTGGCCCTTCTCTCAGCCTCAGGTAGTCCCTGCATACGCTGTATATAGTTCTTGTCAATGTGCGGATTGTCTCTGGCTAGACAGGGAATAAAAATCCTTGACGTGTTGGTTTGTACCTCTCTGCACAGAACCCCCGGAGGTCCGGACTCAATAAATCTTTTTCTGACCCAAGCATGGCCAA